CCGACCCCCCTCCCCTTCCAGGTTTTCGGACGCGGATTGGATCATGGAGGTCTGGTGAGCGGCATCCACGCGTCGCTGACGGACCTGTCGGTGCCGTTGACGGACCTGACGCCGCTGCCGGGTAACCCGCGCCGCGGCGACGTGGACGCGGTGGTGCGCAGCTACAGCGTGTTCGGTCAGCGGAAGCCGATCGTGGCTCGGCGCACAGGCGAGCGCGACGGCCATCCGACCGGCATCGTCATCGCCGGCAACCACCAGCTCGCCGCGGCGGAGAAGCTGGGCTGGCCGACGATCGCGGCGGTGTGGACCGACGACGACGAGATGACGGCGAAGGCGTTCGCGCTGGCCGACAACCGGACGAGCGAGTTGGGCGTGTTCGACGACGCGGACCTGGCGGCGATGCTGGGCGAGGTCGCGGCGGATGCGGAGTTGTTGGCGGCGGCGTCGTACAGCGAGGGCGATCTGCTGGCGCTGTTGAACGACGGCCGCGACGACGACGACTCGGACGAGCCGGCGGTGCCGGCGTTGCCGGCGGATCCGCGGACGCAACCGGGTGATCTGTGGCTGCTCGGCGACCATCGGGTCGTCTGCGGTGATTGCCGGGACCCGGATGTGGTGGCGCGGCTGATGGACGGCCAGTTGGCACAGGTGGCGTTCACGAGTCCGCCGTATGCGGACCGTCGCGTGTATGACGAGTCGAGTGGTTTCCGGCCGATCCCGCCGGACGAGTATGTGGACTGGTTCGGGCTGGTGCAGTCGAACGTCCGTGGCGTGCTCGCACCGGACGGGTCGTGGTTCGTCAACGTGAAGCCGGGTGTGACACCGGACGGGCTGGACACCGAGTTGTACGTGCTGGATCTGGTGGTGGCGCATGTGCGCCGCTGGGGCTGGCATTTCGCGACGGAGTTCTGCTGGGAACGCACGGGTGTCCCGAAGAACGTGACGCGCCGGTTCAAGAACCAGTTCGAACCCGTCTACCAGTTCACGTTGGGCGATTGGAAGATGCGCCCGGATGCGGTGCGGCACCGGTCCGACGCGGTCCCGATCGCGGGGGGGAAGGGTGTCGGCGACACGTCGTGGGCGAATGCCCAGGGCGGGAACGGCGCGATGTTCGGCGCGCGGAAGAATCGTGGCGATAAGCATTTCCATATAGATCAGCATCAGGGCGTCGGCGGTGCGAGCTTTGTCGGTGAGTACGTCATGTCCGGGATGGCGTACCCGGGCAACCGCCTGCCGTCGTTCGCCGGGACGCATGAGGCGACGGGGCACACGGCCGCGTTCCCGGTGGGCTTGCCGGGGTTCTTCGTCAAGGCGTACACGGACCCGGGCGATCGCGTCTTCGATCCGTTCCTGGGCAGCGGGTCGACGTTGCTGGCCGCAGATCGGGAGGGCCGGCGCGCGTACGGCTGCGAGATCAGCCCCGGGTACGTGGATGTGATCTGTCGCCGCTACCAGGATCACACGGGTGAGAAGCCGGTGCTCGAAGCGACCGGCGAACCGCACGATTTCTCGGAGGGCTCGGATGGGTAAGCGCGGCCCGGCACCCAAACCGACGGCGCTGCGGCTGTTGCACGGCGCCCACCAGGAGCGGGTCAACTTCGATGAGCCGGTGCCGGACCGGTCGTTGCCGGTCTGTCCGCCTGACGTCAGCGACGAGGTCCGCGAGATTTGGGACTACACGGTCGGCCAGATCGACATCATGGGGATGGCGTCGAAGGCGGACCGCGACAGTCTGCGCTGCTACTGCGAGGCGGTGGTGGCGCATCGGAAGGCGTCGGCGTTGCTGGCGAAATCCGGCGTGATGATTAAGCAGACCGAGTACACGGTGATGCGGAACCCGGCGTTTCTGATTCAGCGGGACGCGGCGGTGACGGTGTGCCGGTTCGCGCAGCAGTTCGGGCTGACGCCGGCCGCCCGGTCGGAGATTCGGTCGGAGCATGCGGGCACGAAGTCGGCGGCTGCGGTCAATCCGTTCGGGGCGACGGGGTCGTGATGGGGCGGGCGGGTGGCCGCGCCGCGGCGGGTCAGCGCGAAACGTCTCGCTGACCTAAAGATCAGCCCGGAGGTCGGCTGGTATTTGGCGGCGCGGGCGATTCCGCTGCCGGACTGTCCGCCCAGGTGGAAGACGCCTGAACCGTGCGGGTCGGCGCGGTTCGACCCGGCGCGGGTGGACACGGTGCTGGCCGCGTTCAAGGTCCTGCGGCACACGCAGGGGAAGTGGGCGGGCCGGCCGTTCGTGCCGGACCCGTGGCAGGTCGCGTACATCCTGGCGCCGGTGTTCGGCTGGGTGCGGCGCAACGACGACGGCGATCTGGTGCGGGCGATCCGCACCGAGTATGTGGAACTGCCGCGGAAGAACGGCAAGAGCACGCTGGCCGGCGCGCAGGCCATGTATCTGACCGGCGCGGACGGCGAGTCCGGCGCGCAGGTGTATGCGGTGGCGGCGGCGAAGGACCAGGCGAGGTACTGCTTCGACCCGGTCAAAGCGCTGGCCGAGCGGGCGCCCGGTTTGGCGCCGCATGTGAAGGTGCTGCAGAGCCGGGTCGTGCATAAGGCGTCGGCGTCGTACTTCGCGGTGGTCGCCAGCGTCGCGGACCTGATGCACGGGGCGAACGTGCACGGGGCGGTCATCGACGAACTGCACGTCCACAAGACCAGGGACCTGGTCGACGCGGTGGAGACGGGGACGGCCGCGCGGACGCAGCCGCTGGTGGTCATCATCACGACAGCTGATGACAGCCGGCAGGGCACGATCTACGCGGAGAAACGTGCCTACGTGGAGCAGTTGGCGGACGGCGTGATCGAGGACCCGACGTTCTACGGGGTCGTGTGGGGCGCCGACGACGCGGACGACCCGATGGCCGAGGCGACGTGGCGGAAGGCCAACCCAGGGTTCGGGATCAGCCCGACGCGGGAGTTCCTGGTGGCGGAGGCGGCGAAGGCGAAGAACGCCCCGGCGACGATGGCCCGGTTCAAGCGGCTGCACCTGGGCATCCGCACGAAGCAGGACACGCGCTATCTGGACTTGGCGGTGTGGGACCGCAACGCCGGGCTGGTCGACGAGGCGAAGCTGGTCGGCCGCCGCTGTGTGGGCGGTCTGGACTTGGCTGCGACGACGGACTTGACGGCGTTGTGCTGGGACTTCCCCGACGACGACGGCGGCCACGACGTGATCTGGCGGCATTGGGCGCCGGCCGGCGCGCTCGCCCAACTGAACCGCCGCACGGCCGGGCAGGCCGACCTGTGGGTGAAGGCCGGCTGGCTGGCGTTGACGCCGGGTGACGTCGTGGACTACGGCTACATCCGGGCGCAGATCGGCCGGGATATGGAGAAGTTCTCGGTCGGCGAGGTCGGCTACGACCCGTGGAACGCGACGCAGTTGGTGACGGACCTGCAGGGTGATGACGCGCCGATGGTCACGGTGCGGCAGGGTTACGCGACCATGTCGCCGCCGACCAAAGAGTTGCTGCGGCTGCTGCTGGAGGGTTCGGCCGAGTCGCCGCGCTACCGCCACGGCGGTAACCCGATCGTCAGATGGCAGGTCGACCACTTCGCGGTGGAGATGGACCCGGCCGGCAACGTGAAGCCGAGCAAGGCGAAAGCGAGCGAAAAGATCGACGGCCTGGTCGCCGGAATCATGGCGCTGGACCGGGCGGTGCGCCACGGCGGGAGCCGCAGCATCTACGAGGACGAGGAGATGGAGGTCGGCTGATGACCGCAGTCAAGTTGCCGCTCCTCGTGACCTGGACGATCCGGGGCGGCGCGGACTTCGCGGTGCGGTATCGCTGGACGGCCGGCGGCACCCCGGTGGACTTGCACGACTGGGCGCCGCGACTGCAGGCGCGGCATTCGGTCACGGCGCGGGAAGCACTGCTTGACTGGGACGACGACCACATCACGCTCGGCGCGGACGGGCTTATCGGCATCGACGCACCGGCTGTGGAGACGGCCGCCTATGGCTGGACGGAGGCGATCGCCGATCTGGACCTGACGGGGGATGGCGGTGTCGTGCCGTTCGTCAGGGCGCACATCACGGTGACGCCGGGGATCATCCGATGACGGACATCGTCGACGTCATCACCGGCCCGGTCGAGGTTGTGGAGCTGATTAACGGCGGGATGGTCGGGGCGCGTGGGGCGCCCGGGCCGACGGGGTCCGCAGGGTCGGCCGGTCCTCCTGGGGAGTCGGGACCGGCCGGCCCGGCGGGCGACCCGGGGCCGACTGGCGATCCGGGACCCGCGGGCGCAGACGGGGCGGATGGCTCGCCGGGCGCGGATGGGGCGCCGGGTGACGCGGGCGCGCAAGGGCCGAAGGGCGACACGGGCGCGCAGGGCTCGACCGGCTCGACGGGCTCGCAAGGGCCGAAAGGCGACACGGGGTCTGCCGGGTCGACCGGGGCGCAGGGGCCAAAAGGCGATAAAGGCGACACCGGGTCTGCCGGTTCGGCCGGCGCGACGGGTTCGCAGGGGGCGAAGGGCGACACCGGGGACACCGGTCCGGCCGGCGCTGCCGGCGCGAAGGGCGACAAGGGTGACACCGGTTCGGCCGGGTCGACCGGGGCCACGGGTTCGGCCGGCGCGAAGGGCGACAAGGGCGACACTGGGAATGCGGGCGCGACGGGCGCGACCGGCGCGACCGGGGCGACGGGCGCTGCTGGTTCGGCCGGCGCCGACGGCAAGACGGTGCTCTACGGGACGGCCGCGCCGACCAGCGAAGGCCACGACGGCGACTTCTACATCCGCACCACGACGAACTACATCTACGGGCCGAAGGCGACGACCTGGCCGGCGGGCACGTCGCTGGTCGGGCCGCAGGGCACTGCCGGGTCCAACGGCACGAACGGGACCAACGGCACCAACGGAACCAACGGAACCAACGGCACGAACGGCACCAACGGGGTGTCGGTCAAGGTCGCGCAGTCGAACGTCAGCCTGGGCACGCAGTCGGCTGGCCAGTCCATCTTCACCTGGTACACGGTGGGCAGCGTCTGCGCCCGTGGGCTGATCGTGCGGTTCACCGTCACCGCGACCGCGTCCACGACCTGGGACCTGGAGGTGCGTGGTGCGGGCAGCGGCAGCGGCACGGAGATGCTGCAGGCCCTCGGGCTCGGCGTGACTACGTACTCGATCACAGTGCCGTGGTTCTACGAGAACGACACGGCGGCCGGGCAGGACCTGTTCATCGGGATCAAAAACTGGGGTACGAGTGCTGCGACGTTCGCCTTGTCCGTGCTGCAGTTGGAGAAGTTTTCCTGATGAGGACTAGCTGATGGCCACCTACGTCACTGGGACGACCAGCGCGACAACCCCCGCCCTGACAATCCGCAGCGCGCTGCAGACGCCGATGCAGGCCGTTGGCTACACGCTGATCGAGACCAGGGTTGAAGGCACCCTCACATTCGATGTGTACAAGTCTCCATCTGGCAGCAACTCTATTACGGCCGACTGGTATCTGGCCATCGGGCACGTGACATCGGGCGCCACCTCGCTGCTGGTGCGGATGTTCGAAATCTATGACTCAAGCACCCACAAAGCACGGAAGTATGCGCCTGCGGCCACCTCGACCCCGGACACTGACGGTAGTGTGAACGATGGGACGGGAGTGCTGCTGGACAGCGCCACGCTGTTTGGGGCCGCTGGCGGCGGCGGGTCGCAGGCGGTTTCGTCGCTGACCTATTATTTCAATATCACCATTGATAGAGTGATACTTGCTCTCAGCACGCCGCAGGTTGCCTATTACGGCACCTATGACCGGCTCTTGTCGAGCACCGACGATCCGATGCCGCTGGTGATGCTGCGGATTGACAACGTCAGCAACTCGGCGGTAAGCACCTATGGCGCCGCCACCCGCGAGCCGAAGAATATCGGAGCCGCTACCTATAACTTCTTCGTGCAGACCGGGCTTGGGGCGTCGCTCGCAGGGGCGTGGAGCAACAGCGGCAACTACATGAACGTATTTGCTCCTAACGGTCTCGGGACCTCCGCCGCCGATGCTGTTTATGGGGCCGGCGCCTATCCTGTCGGACGGCCGATCATCCGGCCTTCGCGCGGCTACAACAGCTCCTCTCGGGGCATCTGCAAGCCCGGCCTGTATGCGGCATGCGGCATCGCCGGGGTCGCCGGGGACACGATGACAGTCACGAAGGCCGACGGCACGACGCAGGCGTGCGTGTGGGTGAATACCTATATGTACTTGGCGACGTCGTGAGCCAGGCATACATCACGTTGCCTGGTGCGGCAGGGTTCTACGCTTCGACACCAGATAGTGCGGTTCTGAGCATTACTGGAGATATAGACATTCAGGCGCGGGTAAGCCCAACGTCGTGGACGGTTGGATCTGCTCAGGCAGTGGTCGATAAAGAGTTTAATACCGTCAATCGTTCTTATCGGCTGGACTTAAACATCGCCAAGCTGCTGACGTTTATCCACGGGACTGCGGCTGACCACGCAACGGCGGTAACTAACTGGTCTACGACCACAGTCCCCTTCTCAGACGGACAAGCCGGGTGGGTTCGAGTCACTTGCGATGTGGACAATGGTGCGGGTGGATGCGATGTCCGCTTTTACACCGCAGCTGACAGCTCAGGGGTCCCTGGTTCCTGGACACAACTTGGGACAACTATCACCGGCGCTGGCACCACTGATCTTTACGATAACTCTGGGCCTTTGGAAATAGGGAGTAGAGGTGTCGGCACTGCATCTCCATTTGCTGGAAAAATCTATCGCGCCAGGGTTCTGAATGGGATAGCTGGGACTGTCGTCTTCGATGCCGACTTTACTGATAGGGCATTCGGAGCTAGCTTTGCCGAGTCTTCTGCCAATGCCGCTACCGTGTCCGTCTGGCCAGGATGCTACGAACCCACCTGGCTGCCCGCCGCAGCCCTCTACGGCAACGCCAACCACTACGGCTACGAGGCGAAGAAACTGGACGCACCCGAGCCGGCGCCGAAGACGACGTTCCCGGCCGCGACTGGTGGGACGACCTACCCGGTGGCGAGGTAGATGCTCGCCGCGGTCGTCGTCGTCGCCGTTCTGCTGGCCGTCTGGACGTTGGTAGCGGTCGGCTACGCAGCGTCGCGGACAAGGCTGCCGACCCGGCGGCACGCGTTCGTGAACCTGACCGACGGGACGACCGTCGAAGGCGTGCTCTGGCGTAACTGCGGCGCGTATCTGCTGCTGCGCGACTCCCGGCTGCACGGCCCGGAAGGCGCGCCGGTCCCGGTCGACGGCGAGGTCGTCATCGACCGCGCCCGCATCCAGTTCGTCCAACTCGTCGGAGGTGCTTAGTGGCTGTCGTCGCCAGCGGCGGGCAGATCGCCTCCATCCAGCAGCCGTGGTGGCCGCGCGTCTGGACGCCGCGCCCAGTCGGGGTGCCGCTCTACGGCGACCTGATGGTCGAGTTCGGCCAGCTCTACCGCAGCCAGCCGGCGGTGCGCCGGGTCGTGAGCTTCCTCGCCCGCAACATCGCGCAGATCGGCATCCACGTTTACGAGCGGGTCGCCGACGCGGACCGGCGCCGCGCTGATGACCATCCGCTCGCGCGCATCCTCGGCCGGCCGAACCCGTACACGACCCGCTACCGGCTGATGGACTCGCTGATTCACGACCTGGCCGTTTACGACAACGCGTACTGGGTGAAGACGTCGGACCCGGACCCGGGCCTGCTGCAGCTCATCCGCATCCCGCCGCAGCAGATGCTGCCCGCGGACGGGACGTGGCTGCAGGCTGACAGCTACGTCCTGACCGGCAACTTCGGCCGGATGACGTTGGACGCGAGCCAGGTCGTGCATTTCCGCGGCTACAACCCGCACGACCCGCGGCAGGGCTGTTCGCCGCTGGAGACGCTGCGCCGCGTCCTCGCCGAAGAGGAGGCGATGGGCAGCCACCGCGAAGGCTTGTGGCGTAACGGCGCCCGCTTCGAAGGGGTGCTGACGAGGCCGGTCGACGCGCCCCGCATGTCGCCCGAGGCGAAGGATCGGTTCTGGGCGCGGTGGAACGCCAGCCACGCCGGCAGCGCCGGGTCCGGGTCGACGGCGCTGCTCGAAGAGGGCATGGCCTACCAGCAGACGTCGTTCTCGGCGAAGGACGCGCAGTACCTGGAATCCCGCAAGCTCAACACCGAGGAAGTCGCGGCGGCGTATCACGTCCCGCTGCCGATGGTCGGCATCCTCGACCACGCGACGTTCTCCAACGTGACCGAGCAGCACAAGAATCTCTATCAGGACTGCCTGGGCCCGTGGCTCGTCCAGATCGAACAGGAGATCATGCTTCAGCTCCTGCCCGA